CTAATCCCAAGGTCAGATGACCTCACGCAGCAGAATGCTGGGTGTCCGAGGCTATGGAACAGCCTCAATACGGTTACCGGCTAAGCGGTCCGCACCGGTAGCGTTTCCCACTGATCGCGGCAAACGGACCTAGTTGATAGTACTTCCCTGGTTAGGGGACGCGCTAGCCAACTGGTTTCCGCTTCCGTGTTCTGGACCCACAACTTAAAGAAATAGGAGCCACTACTCTCAGACACATCGCTGTATCGAAGTTCGCGGTTCACCACCATCTGGCTATAAGCCTGGTAGCGTGCATTCCATTTAGGGCAGCACCTATCCCATTCATCCCATAGAACACCATCAAGTCTGTAAGGCCCCCGAAGGGACTTTGGGACCAACCTCCGGACGTATTGGTATACGTCACGGAACATTCCGAGTTCGCGGCTCTCACGAGCGGCCAACCAGGTGATGATGGAATTGTTCAGAACAATGAGATCGTTCTGGCAACTGGGAGGATGTCGCAGGTAGAACGGCGTTACGTCAACGCCACGCCAATAGTGACCTCCGCAAGATTCACGGAAGGGACCATCGCTGAAGCTCTTTGTCAGGTTTGGCGTAAAGCCAGCCTGCTTGAGGACATCAGTGACGGCATCGGCGTGTTCCGAGGGACAAATGATATCGTCCCCGTAGACACTGACGCGTGCCCGATTTCCATTACCGCAGACGGCAAGAGTTAAGACGTAAAACAAAAGCGTCTCGAGCTCAAACGTATTCCCGTTCCCCATAGATGATATCTTGGAGTATTGGACAACGTTTCCGTCTGGCACCACACCTTTCTCTGACCTCAAGTCCAGGAGGACCCGAAACCAATCGTCAGGAAGTAATGCCTCACACAAGGCGAGCGAGACCGTATCGCTAGCCATACTCATGTCGAGTGTGGCCAACGAGTTAGTCCAACTGCCAAGTTTCGCGAGACCCCGGTTAATTTCCTGGGCCTCACGGAGCAGTATACCACGTCGTTGTAGACGCTGGCGGATTAACCCACCAACACCGAGCTGGAAAAACATATTCCAATCCGGTTCAATCGCTATGACGCGATCGGTCTTGTACGACTTAGGCACAGTGGTAACCCTGTTCGCCTCAACCACCACAAGTTTCTGTGGAAGGTCAAGGGTACTCCACGCCTTAAAAGCAGCGTAGTAGGGAATCGCTTTCGCGGTGATATGGGTAGACGCAACCCATTTCTTTTGGTGGCTAGCGTCGGCACGACGCAGGCTACCCGAAGCACCGGGACCGAAGCCGCACATCCATGGAAATGTCTCCCATGGAAACGGTCCAAGGATATCGTGCGCGAGCGCACGAGCCCTCCGCCACACTCTCTGATCGAGATTGGGGCGAGTCCACGGATCAACTAGCCGAGAATTTGCACTCTCAGCCAGCGATTCCGCCGCATAAAACTTACCAAGCGCAACGCGCTTTCGATCCTCCGATTGATTGGAGGTTTGGAACTTCGAGAAACACTCGCTGCGTAGATACCAAAGACCAAAGTCCTCAGCATTTTCAGCAGAGAATGCAAATTCACGGCATAAATCGAGCGTACTGCTCTCAATTGCCGCCTCGTCGTTCTCTATCGAGAGCGCACTGGCAAGTTTACACGCAATTGCATCACCGGAACGAATAGGGATCCGTCGGATCATGTTCATAACTCCGTTGGTAGTTATGCCTACCTAGCTGTCGGGGACTGCTAGGCTACGCGAAGAACGGGCTAATCGCGCCCGTGCAGACCTAATTAGGTCTGCTGCTCAAGGTTGATAATGCTCGCCTGGAATTGGGCGGATGCCACCAAATCCTTGAGCCTCAGCGCGAAGTCCGTTCGCTCGGCGAGGGTAAGCCCTTTGTCCAGCCGGAAGCTGATGTTCGCATCCGCAGTGCGGAGAACGTCACCAGCACAGCTACACGCTGAGCTCTCGGTTGCCACGATCGGCATATCGATGTCCCACTTGCCACGCACCTTACCGCCCTTCTCAGGGTCAGTCCGAAGCGAGGAGCGAGTGACCGAGAATCCCGAGGCAATGCCCAGGGAACGCTCGATCCACGATACCAGGCCATTAACAAGGCCTGCACCGGTATACGTCTTTGTGTTGAGAGTCAAATTCGACATCGAGGATGTCTCCGATTGTATACGCTGTTAGCGTAGAAGTTTGCTAAGGACCGCCAGAGAATTGGCCATTTGCGTTAGGCCGAGGCGGCTGCGGAAAGCAGGGAGTTGACCAGGGGCAACGTCCGAAAGGACGATGCGTTGCATCCTGCCAGCCTCCACAGTGAGTTCATAGTCATTGAACCCCTTGAGGAGCACGATCCCACTCTGAGGAGTGAAATTTACTGGTCCTGCCGAACTGCAACGTTGCACGCGTGTCAGGGAACCTTCGACGAAGGTGGCCCCCTCGATACGTGTCAAACTGTTGAGCCAATCACCTACACCCCAGACGTAATCAACCATCCAGGATAAGGTTGTTAGCTCCCACGCGACAGCAGCTGGGTTGCCAAGCCCAAGCTGATCCATCGTGCGGGCCGACGTTGGTGTCACATCATATACAGCACTAATGTGACACGACGTCCGCGTTTCCGCGGACGTCGATCCATACCAACCGGGGACCGTCGGGCTACCACTTGTGTAAGTGGTGACCGAACGATCCGACGCTCCTACCTTGATCTTCATCCTCATCGGACGATTCTCTTCGAATAGAAGATCGGACAATGCTTCACCTGAGGACTGGATATCCCCAAGTAAAGGCTTCACAGAGAACTGGTACTCAAGCCACCCATTAATCAGTTTCTGATCGGGTTTCCTGAGCCATGGCGGTGCTTTACGAGTCCCGGGTTTGATCCCGAGAATTTCCTTCACCACCTCTCTCTTAGCGCGGCGCGCGGTTCTAGCCAGGTATGATATAGCGTCAAGAGTCTCTTCCGAGAACTGACGTATACCTCTAGCAGTCTCACGCATCTCGCCAAGGGTCACGCCCCATTCGGCCTTGCCGTCCTGGAGCTCCTTACGGAACTTACTGCGAGCCTGGGACTCTACCCCTTGCGGGAAAGAGCCAGGCGAGCTGTAACGTGACCATGAAGCACCACAAGAACCAAGAAAGCTATCAAGCCCGTTACCTGCTGCATTAAGCAGCGAGCGACGAACGTAATTCCTGTAGTAGGGATTACTCCCAACAGAGGAGAAGTACTCAACTTCCTTGACTGGGCACACAAGTGTGCCCCATCGCCTATCCCACGCACGAGGTGCGCGAGAGCCATCAGCCCTAACCGGTGACGAACCGGATTGGGGCCTAATATTCCGGGTGCAGAGACTGTACGTTGTCACATTGTTCTGTGGCAACGGCACAATTACTCCGCTGGAATAGATACGATCCTGACGGGTCGTACCCACGCTGGCTAGCGTACTATTGATGTTTTGGGCGGGTGTGGTCATGTTATAAACGACTCCAAAGTGGTGATGACCCTAAGGGTCACCAAGAAGGCAGCCCAAGGGCACCTTACCACTTCAGGCCGCTTACCGCGGTCAGACCCCGTCGCGAG